ACTGCTAACATCACACCATTCATTACTCATGCTCGTAATGAGAAAGATCCATTTGAAACTATCTATTACGAACCACAATACGATAACAGAGATTTTGAAGGTCAGTTAGTAGAGACTCGAAAAGTTGTAAAGAACTGGCCATGGGAATCACATTACGATGATAGAACATATGTAAATGCAGACGGAGAAACTGTTCGTGCATATGAAGATGGTCAAGATATGACTATCACTGTTATGGAAATGCAAGGTGATGGTGTTCCAGATAATCCTGGTTCTAAATTATGGGACAAACCAGTACGAACTGGTGATGCTAGAAACTATAGTACTAGTGTTGGATTATCTGCAACACTTTCTTTCCCACTTGATGGTGGATTACAAGAACGTTGTAAGCAAGCAGCAGATACTCAAATTCAAATGCAGCAACAAATGATTGCTAATAAAAGATTAGACTTTGAGATTGCGAGACTTAAGAATTGTGGTCAATTAATGCAGCAAGGAATTTCTTTCCATTCCAGAAGTCCTTACTATAAAATATGTGCTGACGTAGTAGTTAATAATGTCAATGCTATCAAACAACATCGTCATTCTATCCCTTCGGTTTCAGTGCCGACCGTAGGATCTTTATCGCCCGATTCCGATCCCGTTGCTCCGCCTTCCTCTCAGTCGCAGACAATACAGGGGGCGTCTTACCCCGTAAGGTCGCAATCTTCTTCATTACCTTCTTCACAGTCGGTTTCACAACCTTTAACAAAAGATCAGCAAGAGGCTTTGCAAGCAGTGCAGAGGTCGTCGCTACCACAGCAATTGAGGCGGTAACAGTTACAGCACCTGGTGATGGTAAGTTAGCAACAATCTGATCTGGTATATTTAAATTCTCAAATACAGGGAGACATTCTTTTCCTACTGTCTCATACCTGACTATCTTTTTATTATTCTGTAATACTTTTCCTACAGGGTTCTTTAACTGCTGCTCTCTTGTAGGACACTCTGCTAATGCAGCATCAGTTCTAGGAGGTGCTGGTGCTTCTGAAGTTGGTTGAGTATCCTTTTCTGCCTCAGGAGATTTGATAGGTGGGGGTGGTGGAGACTCTGTTGTTATTTCTAGTTTGTTTGGATCATAATCAATAGGATAAAAACTAGGTGTTCCAGCATCACAAAATGTCTGGACACCATCCTTATCATCCTCCTTTAGTGTTTGATTCTCACTACTATCTCTATGTGACTCAACACATCCAGGTATATTAACAATAGGAATACCCACCTGTGAAGTCACGGGTGGGTAGATTGGCACTGCCGCAGGTGGAGTTTTTAACCAATCAGGTGTATCATTGATGAATAGATTACCAACTTGATTAATTCCAATATCAATATTACCTAACTGGATTTCTGGAATCATTAGTCTTCAAAGTATTTTTCCAAAACGTCAATACGTTCTTGTTCCTTTGCAATCAAATCAATTTGGTCTTGGATAGCACTCATAATATCTGGGTGCTCACCAATACCAACAGGACTTTTAAGATAAACCTCGACATTCATCTTGGATCTTTTAATATTTCCAATAGCACTTGATTTGAGTGCATCAATCATTTCTCTTCTCATGTTAATCTTTAACAATGTTACAGGTTAATTCGCAGTTTTCCCCTTCAAATTCAGAGTCTGGGATAAAGGGGGCAGATCCACAGACAGCACTTCTACACCAACGTACCATGTGCTCTTCTGATCTCTCTAAGTGCTTCAAGATCCATGTCCTTTGTTCCTCCGTCGTATGCGTGAGCATAACCTTCCTCAATCATTTGTTCGTTGAGAGACACATTGTCGTCCCCAATGTAAAGCCAACCAAGAAGACGGCCGTATTTACCGACGCCACCAACAAGTTCAGTCCTAACAGACAACTCATCATCACCAGCGATAGTACTCTCCAGTTTTTCTTTGAGCCAGTTGGTTGCTTCAATTCCAAGTGCCTTCTCCTCTAAGTTCTTGGTTCTTTTTTCTGGCGTATCAACTCCTGCAACTCTAACTCTTTCTTTCTTGTATAGATCAAACCCAAGATCAATTGTTATATCCAGCGTATCTCCATCAAGGACACGATTTACCTCCACTACTCGGAAGTTGTAGCAGCTCTTCCTGCTTGGTGGTTTCATAGCTCCCATTTTTTAATTCTGCAAATGCCATTCGTAATATGTATATGACCACATACAATGCTCCTGCAAGTGCAAGCATCACCATTATAATCACCGACCACACAGGGTCTGCAACATTATCGATAGGTCGTAATATAAGATTCATTTCTTAACAGGCCAAGTAAGTTCCATTCCTATCGTGAGTAATAACACAAAAGAGAATACAAATATACTACTCATCATTTGTGCTCCTTGGCAAATGGTGCCCAATGTTGCCAACCATATTTGTGAACCAGATGCATACCAATAATAGGTACAACAATTAATGCAAGACTTAATGAACCAAGTCCAAAAGGATTATTGAGTGTGACAGCAGCAAAGTGTGCTGCCTTATGTGCTAGGTTAATCATAGGTATCCTCCCCAGATTTTCCAAAGATCTCTAAAGTAAAAATCAACTGAAGTTAAAGTTCCTGTGGGAATAGATTCTTCTTCAGTGTTAGCCCATTTCTTACAAAATTTAAAAATTTTATTATTGCCACTAACATGACTCACCCCATACATTCTAGAAAATGCACTCATAGCAAAATCATAACGTGATTTAATGTGCGGTTCCATTTCCACTATAGTCATCACTTTCGTAGTAGAAATTCTCGCCCCTATAAAGTCCAAAAGTTATAGTAAGGAGAACAAATGGAATTGATATCCAAAATAAAACGTGCCCTAACATATGGTATTACCCGGTGATAGTGATTGAAAAATTTTAGAGCAAGTATTAATAGCATAAGTTGCTCCATATGTACCAGAGAAAATATAAGAAATACCTAACTTGGAACAATACTGTTGCAGTTCCTGACATTTTGAAACGTCATTACTACTATAGTCAATAATAATATCACCCCCTTCAAGTAAAGGTAATAACTCATCAAGTATGTCTTCTACCTTTTTTTCTGGAAGTGTGATCTGAAAGATGCCAGGAATTTTACCAGCACTAGTGTATTGCTTACTATCAGATTTAACTGCTTGTACAAGATACTCTATAGAAGTTACACACCCACTGATATATCCTGCTTCATATTGTCCACAGGCATTCTCATAGTTAGTACTACTATAACCCCAAACTTCAATTCCCTTTTCAATCATACGGCGAGACATGCCTTCACCAGTACGACCTAACCCAATCATTCCTACTTTCATTTTAAGCCTTAATAAAGTTCTTCCTCTGCTTCTGTTTTGACAACGCAATCAGAAGTTGGATATGAAACACATAATAGTGCAAATCCTGCCTCAATCTGATCATCATCCAAGAATGATTGGTCACTTTGATCTACAGTACCACTCAAAATTTTGCCTGCACAAGAAGAACATGCGCCTGCACGACATGAATAAGGAGCATCAATACCTGCTTCCTCTGCTGCATCTAGTATGTACGAATCGCTTTCACACTCAAAGGTGCTCTCTGTCCCATCAGGGAATTTAAACGTGATGTTATGTGTCATGGTTTAGTTTACGTGAATAATTCCGGTCATACCTGCTCCCTGATGAGGACCACAGAAAAAGTTATAATCTCCAGCATCAGCAAACAAAATGTCTTGTGATTCGCCAGGATTAAACATTAGTGATTCTCTTGAGAGATCAGCACGACCTTCAACAATAATGTTGTGAGGAGGTAACATATCATTTACAAAATGTACAGTTTCACCTGCGTCAATTGTAACATCAGATGGATCAAAAATCAAGTTCCCACCTGAACCCATCGTAATATCAACTGCATATGCTGTCTTTGGTAAGAAAAATACCATAGCAGATATGACAAGAATAATTACGCCGCTAATAAACTTCATATGAGTATTTGCAACTACACTATCTATCAGTTATACCGTCTTTATACTTATGATTTGTCTGGACTTACTGACTTATTAAATTTAACAATCACTAATCATAGAATTAACAGTAGACCCTGCTTCAGAACCAATGTTTTGCCCTAAAAGTAATGCCCATCCAGATACCAACCAACCAACATAAGGAATACTAGCAACTGCTGGAACAACTACTCCAGCACTAATTGCGGTTCCTGCCATTGCACCTTGTGACCGTGCTCCAGCGTCCGCCACGATACACTCTATGTCTTTCGCAGACTTTCCCTCAGTATCAGTTGCACCTCCCATATTGCGGGTGCCTTCTCTAGTGAATTGATCACGGCGATACTCATTTCTACGTTCAGTACCACCACCAAACAATCCTCTTCTCTCTTTATCAAGATTCAATGATCTTTCTGACTCTAAAACTTTAGGGTCATCTGCATGATACTCAATACTATAACCATCTTTCCCTGCTTCTATTCTATAAGAAGAATATGGACCATGAGGAATGTTAATCGTAGGAACTTCAACAACCCTTTCAGGTTGTTGACGAACGACATACCCCAGTAATCCAACATGAGCAATTGCTACAACACTACCAACGCTAATTGCGGCCCATTTGAGAGAAGGTTTCATGGTTACATCTTGTAAGTATCGTTTGCTTTTTCAACCTTTAATGTAACAGGTGCTTGCTCTATGCGAAGAGTCTGATGTGGTGCAGTTTGTGCTGCTGCCTGAATCAAACGTTCCATATCTGCTTTACTAATGCCACCACCACTACTAGATTCTCCTGCTTTCTTTGCTGCCTGGACACCAAAAGTCGCGAGCACCCCAGTAAAGACACTCGCGATAAAAGTTGGATCTAGTTTTTGCTCTGGGATACCCAGTGCAGGTGGAAGTTTGATGTATGCAAGCGTGAGAATTCCCCCGCTCCAAACAAGAATACCAAGGCGGACAAAAGTAGACAGAATTGCAAGTTGTTCTTCCTTATCATCTGCTGCTTCTTTTATCTTTCCAAGAATACCTTTCTTTTTTGGTTTCTTGTCTTCTTCAGTAGACTTTACTTCTTCAGGCATGAGTTACCAGGAAAGGCAACTTTATTTATCAAGATAGTTGTTTTCTACTAACCATTCACGAGTCTTAGGAGTGGGTTCATAATCAGACCACATACTACCACGAGCACAAGACTCAAGTGCTGTTTGAGTCATACCTTCAGTCTTACCTGCCCAGGTTGCTTCTTTCTCCCATGGAATAGCAGAGGGTTGTAAAACATATGCTCTCCGTGCCATCTCTTGCCACATCTCAGGAACATCATCCTCATTATGAATGATAGCAATCATGTTATTCTCAATTGTTCCTGCCATACAATCTTGTGCAGCGTGCCATCCTTCATGACGCATCACACTCATAAGAACATGGGGACGTTTCATAAACGTTTTGTTCAAGAAAAAATTGTTGCCTACAGTATGATATACACCACGATGCCCCACTGGAAAATATTTCTCATCTGCTAAAAACACATTAACTCCGACCTGATCGAGAGCAGCGAGCATTCCATGGAACTCATCAACAATGACACTATAATCACTACTGGAATGATAGTTAGCAATATCATTAATATTGAATACTTGTTTGACATCTTCAGTACACTCTCTGAGTAGCATGCAACCCATTGAATGATTAGTATAGTAGTCATCCTTTCCAATAGGATCTGCCATTACAGGAGCAGTAAGACATACTGCCATCAAGGCCATAATAATCTTTTTCATATCAGAAAGGTAGGGCGGGTCCAGTGGTTGTGGGGAGTGGTAGAGCACCACCAGTGGCATCAGGAAGTTCTGGCATTGCAGAATCCAGCATTCCAGGTAGAGCACCAGCAATTGCTTCTGATGCTGCTGCTGCGATTTGATTCTTTGCATTCTCAATAATAGAATC